AAATCTATTGTTTGCTGTTGACCATTGTAATACTTGGTTTGATGAAGCACCAGAAGTTGTTATTTGTAAATCAGTACCATCACCTAACGCAGAATAAACCTCGTTAAAGTTATCGTTTATTTTATCACCACCAACACGCAGGTTATCACCTGTACCGTCATTTGGCGTTGTTCCTAGACCAATTGTTTGTTTTGCCATATTTTTCTTTCCTATGTCCTAATATTTATAACCGTTTTTAGGCGGTACTATCAAAAGTCGCTATACCACTACTAAATTTCTTTTGAGTGTTACTAAATTTGCCTTGAGGTACTAATACTTCAGCAGGGTAAGTTATATAAGTCTTTGCAATAGTTGATAAGTCACCATATTGTAATAGTGTACCATCAGCGTTAGTATTAGAACCTATTACTCTTAATTCTTCAACTCTTTTCCAGTTTATATTTGAAGCAGACATTGATTGTTGAAAATACTTGTTAAAACTTCTTAATCTAGGTCCTGCATAGACTGATCCAAAGTTTGTATTAAATGTTCTAAATGTATAAAATGGTTTGAACTGAAAACTAAATGCGATATTTGTTCTTCTTAAAGTTAAATCTCTAGTTGAAGCAGAAAAAGGTGATTTAGTTGCAGTAGTAGTTGTACCTTCTGAAGCACCTAATTGAGGATTACTTCTTAATGTAGTGCCATCATCTTCTGTTCCTAGTCTTCTACCAAATATACTTGCAAACAATGTATTCAATACAGATATAAATGGACTAGCCGCAATACCAGTAACTCTACCAATAATAGGCATTCTATTTCTTACATTTAATTGACTTTCAATATTAACTTGTCCTGTAAAGTAAAAACCAGCAGGGTGCATTGTCTTTTTGAAACTATCTCTCCACTCATCAATTGTACGACCTACTTTAATTACATAAGAGAAGTCCTGATAGTATAAACTATCTTGTATCTTCATTGTTGTTTCTGATAAATGACCATCTTCTGAAACATATCTACCTTCAGAAGCAGATACGGCAACAACATCAACCGTTGCAGTCGCTGTGTCTGATTTTGCCATTAAACCAGTTGTAGTAGATAATGAACCTGTCATTGTTTCGTGTCCTGTAAATGCACCAGTTACATTTTTTAATCTTAATAAACCTCTACTACTATCCCAACTAATAACTTGACCAGTATTGCCTGAAGTACCACCTGTAACGGTTTCATTTACAGCATAGTCACCACTAGCCTGTAAAATAATAATTGATTGAGGAAGTTTTACAACAGGTGGCGAAACAGGTTGTTCGTGTTTAGAACCTGCTTCAATAACTTTAATACCAAGTAATTTTCCAACTTCATCACCATATGCAAATATATCAGCATTTATACCTGTTGAACTTGTAACCGTTACATTAGGTGTTGTGCTATAACCATTACCACCTTTAATCAATCTGATATCTGTAATATCTCCGATACCTTCTTCTAAAACTATTTTATCGCCTGGGTTAATATCATTTCTACTTGTTGCAGTTTCATAAACAATATGGTCATAACCACTTCCTGTTTCTCCTGCAATTGCACCATTAACAACAGCAACTTCTGCTATTGCACCAGCGCCATCTGTATTTTGATTATCAAAAGTAAGTTGGTCACCTATTTGATAACCTGTACCAGCCGCATTGATATAGAAATTTGTAATAGGTCCTTGTCCTATTTCTGATACTTGACAGATTGCACCACCGCCACCACCATCTAAATTAACATTATCGTTTTGTTTAAATAATGCACCGTCATTTTGGATTGTAAATGTTCCAGGTATACCTGTAATAGTTGTTTTAATAAACAAGTCGTCTGTATCACTAGCAGTACCTTGTATAGTTTCACCTACAGCAAAAGTACCTGTAATACTTTCTTCATTTAATAAAAATTCAGAAATTAAATCAGACCCTACTTGGAAACGAGATATGTTTTCTACAATTGCAGTTGCATTAGAAGTTGTACCAGTAATTTTTCTACCGATTAATTTACCAGTATCACCTATAGGATTTAAACATCTTAATACTCTATTAAAAGTAAACTCACCATCTGATACTCTAAGCATTTGTTCTCTAGGATAAAATGTTTCTGATTTCAAACCAAACAACAATCTAAAAAATACTTCGTGTCCTTTTGCAGTACCTTTTGTTCTATAAAGTGATTTAATATTTTTAATTAAGTTTCTTTTGTCAACACCATCTGCTAAATCTTCAGGTATTGTTTTCATAAACTCATTTCTAAATTGAGTTAAGAAGTGTTGAATAACTTTGTCGGGATCTCTATAATTTAATAAGTCTTGTATGTTTTGAACAGGATTAGGTCTATAATCTCCAATAGTACCAGAAGCACCAGAAGATTGTCCTACAACAACTTCACCTTTTATAAACTTGTCTTGTACATTGACAATAAATTTACCGTCACCATTTTCTTCAGCTAAAATAACAGAAGTTGCTTTAGAAGTTTGACCTTTTATAACTTCACCCATAGTGAAATCACCATAAGAAGAAGTCTCTTGTAAAATTTTTGAACCTGCGTCTATTTGAGTTGCTTCTGAACCTAAACGAGAAGCGTCTAATACTAGATTATTAAATTGATTTGTTTCGGTTTCAAGTAATATACCTTCGGTACTTTGTGAGTTAATAATTGTTAACTCAGCAGATTCCATTAATGTGTAGTAAGTTTTTAAGAACTCTACAAATTTAGGATGGTCTTCAAGTACAAACTCGGGTACCTGACTATCAATAAAATTACTTACCTTTTTAGTAAATTCCATTTACTTAATATGCAGATGTAGTATTGTAACCGACACCAGCGTCTGAAGCGCCACCAACGAAAGTATCTTTATCAACATTGATGGTAGAGTTTGCAATATCAATTTCTAATATTTGGTCTCTAACTGGAACAATGTCGTTTGAAGATGGTTGTACGGTTAACTCAATTACACTTGAAGCACTCCCTCTAATATTTGATATAGTTGTTACTTGTAATGAATTAATTGTAATTGCACCTGTTGAATAATCAATAGTGCCTTGCGTTGAATTTGTATAAACTCTAGTTGCACCTGACAGATAATATCTTCTTACATTACCTTGTCCATCATCATCTAAAAATTGTTCTAAATCAGAACCATTTACTTTAAATCCTGTTGATGTTAATATACCACCCATAGTAGAGTTGTGTCCAGTATGAGGATTGTAAAGTGCGTTTCTAAAATATACATTATATTTCAAAGATGAATTTAATGTAGGAGCAAAAGACTTTCTAATTTTTAAAGTTGTAATGTTTGATAAAATAGAAACATCAGCGTCATCTATTTCTTTTACTACTTTAGAATATCTGAATACACTATCAAATTTTTGTAGTGTACTTGTATTGTAATTTGTAAGTTTAGTGATAATATCTGATTTTAAAGTTTCAGCGTCTTTTGTTGTAGAAGCGGCGTCAAACTTTGCGTTACAAGTTAATAAAATAGATGTTACTTCTGGATCAACAATTTGTGGTGTAATAGAACCAACATTATATTCTTTTAATCTATCAACAATATCTTTTTTAGTTTGCGTTGTAAGTGTAGAACCACTTGCTGCCTTAATTGCAATTTTAACAACTCCATAAACAGGTGTCTCATCATCTTCTCCACCCCAAGCACTTACTGATTGTGCATTAGGATAAATTGATAATACTTTTCCTTCATAGTCAGAAGTTGTAACTGCTCTATCTTGCGCTGTATATTGTAACGGCGCATTGTATCTAATACTTTCTTTTGTTTCAGCTTCACTACCACCTTGCGATACACTTTTTGTAGTAACTTGAATATCTGAAAAACCACCAATAGTACCTGCAGGTGTAAATGTTTTTGCACCATTAGATAAACTTTTATTTGATACAATGTAATCTAAAATTACAATGTTACCTTGTTGTAGTTTTCTACCAAGTACACCATCACCAAAAGTAACTTGAAACTTACCTGTTTCAGTTTCATTTAAAAAGTAAATAGCACTTTCGTTTGAAAGTTTTGTTAAACCTGTAACCTGTGTAAATGTAGTTGATGTTGCGTCTTGTAAACTTGTTTGAACTTTTACTTTTAAAGTAGATGTATCAGCATTAGCACTAGGTATAATAAATTTTTGGTCTGGATCTTGTTCATCAACCGTATATCTAAATTGTGTTGCAGTTCCTTCGTATACAGAAACATTTGAAAACTTAAATACACCATCTACTGGTGAAGTTGATATTTCTTCGTTTGTAATATAATTGTAAGTAGTACCATCAACACTAGTTGTAAATGTTGTACCTTTATCCATAACTAAAGTTGTTCCTACAGGACCATTAACAATAATGTCAAGTGAAGCAACTGGTGCTTTTGCAGAAGTAGGAGTATAACCTAACATCTTCGCAAGTGAAACTATGTTTGCTCTTATGTCTGCTGAATCTAGGTACATTTCGTTTGCTAACATATTAGCATTGAAACCTAGATAGTGTGTATTATAAGCAAGTAAGTCTAAAAGTATGGCAAAACCAGAACCTTCAAAATTATAATCAGAAAATTCTGATTGTTTAGAAAGAAAGTTTTTTAGATTTACTTTAATTGCGTCAAAATCTAATTCTGAAATATCTAATTTTGTATTTGCCATTTTATCTTAACCTTTGTAAAAATGTTTCTACGACAACTGGTGTTTGAATACCTACAACATAAAAACTAATTTGTAGATGATAACTATTTGCGTCTACATTTGGTTCAGCAACAACTGAAGTTACTTTTGCTCTAGGTTCAAAGTTTACTAAAACTTCTTGTATTT